CGCTGGCGGATGCCTGCGGGCAGATCGTCGGCCTGCTGGCCGCTGCATCTGCGGCGGGCGCTGTGCCTGGTGCTGCCAGCGTCTCAAACGACGGCTACAGCGTCACCTTTGGCAGCAATGCCAGTGTGACCGCAGCCACCCGGCAGGAAGCCTATGAGATCATCCGCACCGCGCTGGGCAGTGACCCGCACGGCCTGCTGTACAGGGGGATTCTGTGATGCAGACAGCTGTTACTGTGGTGAACCTCATACACGACACCGCCACCGAGACGGACAGGCCGGTGTGCTGGGTGTTCCCGTTTTGCAGCTGGCGGGAATGCCGCTCCACCTCCGGCTCCGGCACCGCCAAGAACCCGGAGCGCACCACCCACATCCGCATCCCGGCCAGCGTGTGCACCATGGGCTACCTGCCCTATGCCCAGTGGGCGGCGCTGTCTGCAGCGGAAAAGACCAAGCACTGGACCCTGAAACGCGGCTGGAAGCTGGTGCAGGGCGCGGTGCCTGCCTTGACCGAAGCCGAGTATGCCAAACTCGAAAAAACGCACCTATGCTGCACGGCAGCGGCTGTCTCCGATAACCGGGAGCCGCTGCTGCCCCACTGGCACGTGGAAGGGAGCTGATCGTATGAGCGCACCGGTTTTTGATTTCAAGATCACATTCCGTCCCGGCTTTCAGGCCGACATGGACGCACGGTTCGCAAGGCTGCAGTTTGCCTTTTCACAGAAAGTGGTCGATGTTGTGGACAAATATGTGCCGCTGGAAACCGGCGCGCTGAAGAACAGCGTGAATCAGGCATCCAACTTTAAGGAAGGTCTGCTGGTGTACAATACGCCCTATGCCCGCAGGCAGTATTATCTGCATGAACGGGGCACCGACCTGCACGGCGCGAAGGGCGAAACGGAACGTCACCGCGGTTCCTACTGGGGACAAAACGCCATTGCCGACCACAAGGACGAGCTTGAAAAGTTCGCCCATGATGCCGCAAAGCAGTTTCTGGGAGGGAACAAATGAGCGAAACCGTAAAGCCCACCATTGCCGCCCTGCGGGCATGGCTCAAGACCTGCCCGCTGATCGCCGACGAGCAGGAAGCCACCGGCGCGGCTTTCCGCATTGCCGGACTGGAAGAAGAATCCACCGCCTTTTCCATCGAGGACAGCCCCGGTGATCCCATCATCACCGAGTACATCTCCGGCTGGGAAATGGCGAAGAATTACCTCTTTCTGTCTCGCGGTGAGTACAGCGAGATGGATTCCGTTAACATTCAGAACAGCGGCTTTTTCGAGCAGCTCACCGAGTGGGTCATGCGGCAGGATGCCCGGCACAACCTGCCCGACCTCTCGGCCTGCGGCGGGAATAAAACCCCCACCGGCATTGCCGTGACGAACAGCGGCTACATCGTCACAAACAGCGCGGGCAGCTGTAAGATGCAGCTGCAGATGCGCCTGACCTACTACATGCCAAAATGAAAGGAGTTTTGATATGACTGTATCCGAAGCCATTACCAAGTCCGGCATCACGCCCAGCGCGTCGTATACCGGCATTGAGACGGCGAACGATTTTGTGCTGGCGTTCCAGATCGAGAGCACCCAGACCAAGGAAAGCCAGTGGATCGTCTGCGCCGACCATGTGAAGGAGCATTCCGGCTCTCTGAACGCCACCACCGAGGATGCCCAGTACATCCGCACCGGCAACGTCACCGAAAAGACCGGCACCCAGCGCACCCTTGCCGTCAACGGTGACCGCTGCGTGGGCGATGCTTTTCAGGATTTTGTGCTGAGCCACAAGATTGTGTACGGTACCGGCAGCGATATCATTGTGCCATACATCTACTTCAGCCTGCGCACCGGCAAGGGCGAGAAAGGCAGCGCTGCCATCATCGTCACCAGCGACGTGGGCGGTGCAGCCGGTTCCAAGGCCACCTTTGCCTGCGACGTGAAGGCCATCGGCACGCCGGACGAGTTTGACTACACCCCCGCCACCCAGTCCGCTGAGCCTGCCAAGGCCGTCAAGGGCTGATTTTTTTTTCAAACACAGTCCCCGCTCCACACCGGAACGGGGATTTTTTATGCCGTGAACAAAGCTTATTCCTCCGGGGCAGAACCGGGGCACGGCTCAACTGAAAGGAGCCAGAACATGGTTATTTGTGGACAGGAATTTGAATTTTCCCTGATGAACGCCAACGACCTTGACCGCTTTGAGGACGCCAACGAGCGGATGCAGCGCAGGAGCGCCGAGGAAGCAGAGCAGTTCCAGCGCGGCGGCGTCCGTCTGGGCGACCATGCACGTGCACAGGCACGCATTGCCATGGACTGCATCGACGAGATCCTCGGTGCAGGCTCGTCCGACCGTCTGGGGCTTAACGAAAACTACATGGCACCCATCTATGACGTGATCGAGGAACTGGGCAATGCCTTTTCCGCTGAGAAGCAGCGCTATGCCGCAAAGCCTTCCCAGCCCATGAACCGGGAGCAGCGGCGCGCAGCGGCAAAGCAGCAGCGCAAGCAGAAACCCGTGTCCCGCAGCGAGGGTTTCCACCCGCAGGTGGCAAGCCGCCCGGCGCAGCAGCCTATCACCCAGACCAACACTTTCTGGCCGGACACGGAAATCGGGACCCGCCGCAAGACCGACCAGCTGATCGATGCCCGGCAGGCTGTGAATGCCCTGCGGGACGACCCCGATGCCATGCAGCAGCTGGCAGAGTACGCTCTGCAGCTGGCATCCGAGCGCCATGTCTGACCTGCTGCTGGACGCGCTGCCCACTCGGTGGCACGGACACGAGATCATCCCGGATTTTCGGCCCATGGTCTGGCTGGTCAACACCTATGTGCGCGGCCAGACAGGAGATGATCCCATCGGTTTTGCGGTCAGCGCCCTCTGGCGTTTTTACAAAGACCCACACTGTTTTCTGAACGACCCTCAGAAGATCATCGACGCCTACGGGTACATGATCGAGTTTTATAAGGCGGGCGAAAAAGCAGCCGAAAGCGCCGCGGCTGAAAGCAGTACCGCGCCCTCTTCCGGTCTTGCCTTCGACTACCAGTGTGATGCCGGTTACATCGTGGCGGCGTTCCAGCAGGCCTACGGCATCGACCTGACCCGCGAAAAGGTGCACTGGTTCCGGTTTCGTGCGCTGTTCGCGGCCCTGCCGGAAGATACCCTCATGGCAAAGATCATGAGCTGGCGCACCATGGACCTGTCCGAGTACGATGGCAGTATGCGTGCCCACTATGCCGACCTGCAGGAGCGCTTTGCCCTGCCTGCTGAGCTGAGAGGGGGTGCAGCCCGTGTCGTGTCCGTCGAAGAGCATGACGCTGCGTTCCTTGCGCGGTTCCGGCACTAGCCGCGCCCCGGTGCCCTGCCCATACTGCGGCCGGGCGCTGCCGGTGTGGGCAGAGCCGCACGCCACAGCTGCCGGTGTGTGGGTCAAATGCAAAAATCCCGCCTGTAAGCGGGAGGTAGAGATCAAGTTATAACAGCCTGTGCCCTTGTGCCCGCGCTCTTTTGGAATGGAGAGAGGTGGACACAGTGGCAGATTTCAGCATCACCGGCGAAGTAAGGCTGAACAGCGACCCGGCGGAAAAAAGCACCAGCAAGTGGACGGTAGCCGCCGGGCAGATGATCGCGGACTTTGCAAAACAGGCTTCGTCCAAGCTGGCCGAGGTGGTCAAAAGCGGTGTGGATTACAACGCCACCATGGAAAGCTACCTGACCAACTTTAAGGTCATGCTGGGCAGCGAGGAAGCCGCCGCCACAAAGCTTTCCGAAATTCGCAAAATGGCGGCATCCACGCCCTTCTCGCTGGATGACCTGACCAGCGGCACCCAGACCCTGCTGCAGTTCGGCATTGCGGCAGACGACACCACCGGCGTGCTTCAGCGGCTGGGTGATATCTCGCTGGGCAACGCCGAAAAGCTGCAGACCCTGACCCGCGCCTACGGCAAGATGTCCTCGGCGCAGAAGGTCACGCTGGAAAACGTCAACATGATGATCGATGCGGGTTTCAACCCGCTGAACCAGATCTGTGATGCCACCGGCGAGAGCATGTCCGACCTGTACAAGCGCATTTCGGACGGCAAGGTCAGCTTCAGCGAGCTGGAAGCAGCGGTGGAAGCCGCCACCAGTCAGGGCGGGCAGTTCTACAACGGTATGCTGGAAGCCAGCCAGACCTTCAACGGCAGGCTGTCCACCCTGACCGATAACACGAAGGCTCTGCTGGGGGCACTGTCCGATTCGCTCTATTCGTCGCTGTCCGACCTGCTTCCGGTCGCAAACGATGTTGTTCTGGAACTGACGGATGCATTCACAGAGGGCGGTGTCCCTGCCATGTTGGACACCGCTGCCGAGCTGTTGGACAATTTTGCCGACGGACTGATACAGAAGATACCCGATGCTGTATCTGCTGTTTCTGACCTTCTGACTGAGCTGCTTAATTATCTGGCAGATCATCAGGATGATATTTTTGACACCGGTGTCCAGCTGCTGGAAAATCTCATCATCGGTATCACGGACAGTCTGCCCAACCTCATTACATCAGCGGCCAACCTCATTGCACGGTTTGCTGCCGCGCTCATCTCACATCTGCCGGACATCCTCAAGTGCGGTGCAGCTATGCTGACCACGCTGGTGGACGGTATCATCCGCAGCATCGAAAATCTGGCCGAAGCAGCCCTCGCCTGCATCGCAAAGCTGGTGGGTGTCTGGGACGGAAACATGGACGAGTTCGGCCATATTGGTGAGAACATCGTTCAGGGCATCATCAACGGCATTGCAGGCGTGTGGGGCAAGCTCACCTCGTGGGTGTCCGGCCTGATTGCCAACCTCGTTGGAACGGCCAGCAATGCCGCCACCACCGGCATCGCGTCCGGCGCTGCTTCTGCGGTGGCATCAGCCTACAACGGCAAAGAAATGAACCGTGACCAGCGGCATCAGGACGCACTGGCAGGCAAGGGCATCAGCAACAAGAGCTGGACTGAGCGCCAGAACGAAGCAAAGGCCGCAGCGGCCGAAAGCCAGAAAGCCGCCTCCACCATCTCCCAGTCCGCAGGCAAAGCCGCATCTGCTGTCAGCACCTCCGGCAAAAAGGCCAGCGCCAGCACCAAAGCCGTCACTGCGTCCGTAGTCAAGTCCATCTCCGACACGACCACTACCGTGAAAGACGGCATCACCCGCACGGTGGAGACGGTCAACGAGACCCTTTCCAACGGCAAACAGCAGCAGAAACAGACCATCACCGAGACTTCCCGCCAGATGGTGGGCGGTGTGCTGAAGGACATCAAGACCGTCACCAGCATTGCCGCCGACGGCACCAAGACCGTCAAGCAGACCATGGAGACGGTGCGGGAGACCGCCAAGACAGTCACTTCAACCTTTGAGACGCTGGCAGACGGGGTCAAGACCACCACCCAGACCGTCACCGAGACCCTGACCGACGGCACCGAGACCCAGAAGCAGGTCATCACCGAGGTCTACGACGACATCGTGGACGGTGCCCTCGTGACCATCGAGCGGGTCAAGACCGTCGCGGCCGACGGCACCGTGCAGGTGGCTGAGCAGATCAAAAAGTCCAGCGCGGACACCTTCGACGGCCTGTGGAAGGAGATCCAGACCGAAGCAGACAGCGGCATACTTGGCACCTTCGATGACCTGTACACCGCCGTCAAGAATCAGGACTGGCTCTCCGTCGGCAAGTGGGTGGCAAACACCATCTACGGCGGTCTGACTGCCAACCAGAAGAAGCAGGTCGATGATTTTGCCCTTGGCATCGTGACTAAGCTCAACAAAGCGCTGGGCGGTGCCCGCGATCAGCTGGTGCAGGGAGCTATCGACCTTGGCGGGCAGATCGTGAACGGCCTGACCGGCGGCTTCTCTGAGGTCTGGCAGCAGGCGCAGGGCCTTGGCTCCACCCTGATGGAGATCTTCGGCGGGCTGAAAGCACCGCTGAGCGATGCGGCCCTTGCCATCAGTCAGGGCATGAAAGGCGGCCTGATCTCTGCATTCCCGGAGATTCTTGCGTCTTTGGGCAGTCTGATCGGGTCTATCGGCGGCGCGTTCGTAGCAATGCTGGATGCCATCGCTGCGGCGCTGTTCCCTACTGGCTTTGGCACTCCGCAGGCTCTGCTGATGATCGCAGCGGGCGTAGCCCTTGCTGCCGTCATCGCGGGCATCGTTGCCTCGATCGGCGGCTCTTTCAGTAAGAAAGGTTCGTCCGGGCGCGGCAGCTCTTCCGGCGGGTCCTCCGGCTCCGGCGGCATGGGCAGCGTGGATATCACCACCGGCACCGGCAGTCTGGAAGATGCCATCAACGCCAACACCAAGGCGCTAGAAAAGACCAACTCTGCCCTTGCCGACATGATCCGGCAGGCGGGGGCGCTGGTGCTTTCCGACAACATGCGCCTCGGCAGCACCGTGGCTGCGTCCGGCACCGCACAGGTGGTGTCCGCTGCCAACAGCTACCACCGCGAGGGCGACACTAACATCACCCAGAACTTTTACAACGGCCACGACACCGCAGCCGCACAGCAGCGGGAAGCCCGCTGGGAAGCCGACAAGGCCAAGGCCCGCAAACGATGAAAGGAGGACACTGTGCTATTTAAGGACCATCTCAAAATCGTGACTGATGCCGGTGCCGTCCTGCATCTGGGCTGGGACTACGATGCCCCCTACTTTCTCGACCCGCTGAACGGGGTGGATGTGGACCTGCAGACCGCGCAGGGTGTCAATCAGATTGGCGACACCGTGGAGGGTCAGAGCGTCTCCGGCGTGTCCCGCACCCTGTCGGTCGTGTTCTGGGCCAGGGATGCGTTGACCCGTGCAAGAGCTTTTACCAAAAAGCTGCCCTACTTCACCAAAGGCACCCTCTATTTTGGCGACCACTATTTCACCCGCTTCGTGCTGCAAAAATTGCCCTATTTTTCCAGCTACACGCCGGACCCGCGCTGTGAGCTGATGCTCTACAGCGAGAAACCCTATTGGTACGATCTGAACGCCGTCAGCAGCGTGCTGGGCGGGGACGAGCCCGCCTTCCGCTTTCCTGTCTGCTACGA